CATTGGTGTACTATATATTGATTTTCTTAGGAGGAAGAAGAAATTAGAAAACGGCCCCGTAGCTCAATTGAATAGAGTGTCAGATTCCGGTTCTGAAGGTTCTGGGTTTGAGCCCCAGCGGGGTCACGAATAAAACGTGCAAAATCGTTGTATTTCAACAAATTACGCGGTTTTGTGCGCTTTCTTTTTGCCGGATTATCGTCGGAAACGCCAAAAACACACGAAAATACCCCCGTTTCGCAACGGAGGCATTCGTTCAACCTTAAATCCTTAATACCATGAAAAACACGGTGCAAAGGTACTGACATTTTGGCATATTTGCAAAAATACTTGAAGATAACATCTGATCACACCTAAATTTCCGGTGCATACTCATGCAACGCATTGAAAAATTCGTCGCGCGTATGACACACAACGCATTTATATCCGTGTTGCGTCAAGATCATCATCATGCGTTTTTGGTGTTCTGATACCGTTCCGGCTTTGCCGTTTTTCATTTCAAGAAAAAGCCCGTGCCATTCGCCGGACGGGTACGCGAAAAACAAATCCGGTACTCCTGCAACAACGCCTTCCGCTTTCAGTTTCGCCGCAACTGTATAATTGCGTTTGCCGCCGTTCGGAATCGCAATCAGCAAATCAGCAAATCGCGGGTTCAAATAGCGAAATTCGTTCACGCACGCAACTTGCAAATCATGTTCGGACGCTGCGGCTTTGCGCGCGTTCCTTTTACATGTGCGCGCGTTGTGCTGATCCCACAACCGGCGCAATTCTTCATCTGTCATCATAGTTCGTATTTGCTTTTGTCCGGAAACGTCTGTTGTAGGTACGTTGCGCAATAAGTCCGCATGACATTCGATGAACAACTGAAACATTCGCGTTCGCCCAATCCGTTTTCAAATTCCGCTTTCGTCGTTTCGTCACCGTATTTGCGGTCGTGACGGTCAACCCAATCAAACGGGCGTTTCGCCAATGCGAAATTCAGCATCAAACACGTCGGTTCGCAACCGCCCGTCATGGCAAATGACAAATCGCACATCGCTTCGAATTGCGGATCACGAAACAATGATTTGTTGAAATGTGTGTTTCCGTGCCATGAAAAGTTGTGCGCGGTCAACCCAGCCGCCTTCAGAACCATAGACGTTGACACCAGCGATTGCGTATATTCATGGTGTTTGTCGTCCGGCTTGACGTATGCGGGCAATACACCTTTGCGGAAAATCGGGTAATTGTCGAAATCGGTTTCGCGAATATAGAAATGATCGTCAGATGACAACAAGAAATCATCGGCTATGTCAGATGTCGCAACCGCCTTTTCGATGCAGCGCAAAATGTTCTTGTGCTTTGCGTCGTATTCATCTTCACAAGGAATAAAAGTCACGACCGCTTTGTTGATGAAATCCGGACAATACCCGACAATGAACACACGCCCGATATTGCGTCCGAATTTCTCCAGCGACCGCAATGAATAGCGCAATTCGTTGTTGTTCCAATCAGAACCGCGCCCGATGACATACAGAATATCCATGATTATTTGTAATTTTCATATAAGTAATTGCGGGCTTTGCCTAATGTGTCATATCCGACATCGTTGAATATCGTTCCGTACACTTTCACCGGCGACCCTCTGAAGATATATTCATATATCATGCGATCGGTGTTCGGCTTGATGTCCGGAATAGCCGCCATTGCAGCCGCGTTCGCGACAAATCCGTTGTAGAATGTTTCTTTGCCTTCGCCGGTGAACGGACATGCCGCAACCGGTTCGGGTGTGTCAACGATCCGCGCATACCGTTCCGCAAGTTCGCCAAATTCGTGTTGCCACATGCGATGCGTTGGTTTCGTCGTTTTCCAACGATTATATGCGCCGCGTGTGTGTATGTACAAACACGGTTTGCCGGTTTTCTTGCACAAATCTTGCATGAATGACAATGCCGGATATTCAAATTGTGAACCGTCATGCCACACTTGAATCAGATGATAATGCGGCAACAACCATTCTTCCATTTCATACGCGATGCGTTGTCCGGCTTCGTTGTTCGCGCAACCGCACACGCAAAACGGCTTTTCCGATTCCGGATTGACATGAACGATCTTCATCATACGGGTATGACTTTGAATTTGCGCAATAGTTTGACAACGCCGATGATGATCAGAATGACGATCACGCACCATGCGACGATTCCGGACACGTACATGAACCGTTCCCAGCCGTTCATCGTGACGGGTTCGACATCTTCTTTCGCTTCCGACGAATAGTTGTTCACGATCGTTTGCAGCGAATCCGCGCGGTTGCGTATGGTCGTATTCTCATGCGTCAGTTGCTCGATACGTTCACGCTGTTCGCGCTCTTTTTTGGTTTCCTTCGTACCAACGCCGGTGACGTTGGTTGCATCGCCGGTCTTTGAATTATACGTGCCGCCGCCCTCGCCGAAATGGATTGTCGTTTCGGTTTCCGTTTCGGAATCCTTGACGGTCTTTTCGTTGACGTATATCGTATCATGTATAATGATTGTATCATGCTGCATTGACACACTTTTCGACGCCGAATCATTCTGTTCAACGTGCGTTTCGGTGATTGACTTTTGCGCACGGCAACCGGTGACGATTGACGCGATGATGAACAGCGCAATGCCGATGATGATTGCGAACGATATGCGTTGCGCAATTTTGTTGATGATATTTCGTTTCGGTTTCATACTATTCGATTTTGATATAAATGGTTCGACCCTCTTTGTACGCATCATTCAGAATGCGCCATAACCGTTTGAACACCGGCATGGAGTTGATGACTTTGCCGACAACCTTGTTTTCGCCGACAATGATGCAGCCGGACGAATCTTGTTCCGTGTTTCCGGTGTGTATCAAAATACCTTCAAATTCCGGAACATTCAACAGACGCGGCATACGTCCTTCGGTGAAATCAAACGCCTTTTTCTTTGAATACTTGTCGGAAATGACGCGCATGGTGATTTCATACGTGCCGAACGGAATCGCGGTGACGTGCTTGATCTTCTTTTCGCCGTTGTCGAATTTGCCGTTGCGGTTTTTATCGCGCACGGTATCTTCGATCGTGTCACATCTGAATCCGGCTTCCTCGATGCTCAAATGTCCGATTGTGTACCGTTCGCCCAAATATGCGCGTTTCAGATTCACAATCAAATCGTCTTTCTTTTTCATGTCAGTATGATTTTGAAAAACGCCCGTCACGCTTGCGGCATTCAATGATTCGACATGCAATGCGGTCGTGACGCAACGGGCGCGTGATTATTCGTTTTCGACTTTCGGCTTCTCTTTTTTCATGTATTCAAGGAATGCGCCGAACATTTCTTGATTGTCCTTATTCTTCAGAATTTCAGACAGCATCTTCGCCGTTTCCTGCACGCGGGCTTTCTCTTTGTCGGTGTTCTTTTCAAATATGCTTTTCGCTTCGATTGCACACGCGAACGCACCCGCGCCCAACGTCAGAAATGGCAACGCGGGCAATACCGTCGATGCGTGTTCATTCAGCAACAACACCAACAGCATTTGAATGATGTCGATGATTGTCACGACAAACAGCATATTATAATAATTCGACACTTTGCCAATGGTCTTGCGCAAGCCGAACGACGAACGAAATTCGCCGCGTTGCTTTGCCTTGCGTACTCCAGCCCAAAGGTCAAGAAATATCGCAATCAGAACGAGAAAATACACAACAGCGACAACGATGAATTGCACCGTGTACGTCTGTAAAAACGGCATGATATTTATTGCTGATTCTTGCATAATGATTTACTTTTTCATATTGTTGTTTCCTTTCGCTTTAATGGTTGATTGTATGATTGGATTGGATTATTCGATTGCATAATACTTTGTACGACGTGCCGTCACTCTTTCGACAATTGTGCCGATGAACGGCATTTGCGGTTGCGCTTTGATTGCACGGTCGCGCAACGATTCAGAACCGGAAATCAAATATGTCGCATCGCCGGTTGGTTCATCGTTTTCGACATAGCGGATTTTGATCGCGATTTTCTCTTGCACAATCTCTTCGCCGGTCTTTTCATCTTTGCTCTTAATAAGAACCTTCTTCGCATCGTCGAAACATATCGGCTTGTTCAACAAATCAACAACCGACACACGGGCTTTTTTGATGATGCCAAATTCGCCGATTTCGTTTTCCTTGACATTCTTGAATGTTTGCATATTCTTTTCAAATAAATGGTATCTTTCGCCAAAAGTTTTGCGCATCAAATTCTTGCATTTGGCGTGTTTGCACCAACCATAATATGATGCCATTTGTTGCTTCCATTCGTCATCTGACAAATTCATCTTTGCAAGCGTCCGGACGCGCTGTTTCATTCGCATTTTGATGTCTTTGCCTAATAACGTATATTGTTTTCCGTCATCGTTCAACCGAAATTCATATCCCAGCATTCGCACCGGTTCGCGCATGGGTGCAATACGATAGTTCGGTTTGACTTCCATGCCGCGTTCGGCACATTGCTTGATGTACCATTGCACAAATTCATGCGCCTTTGCTTTCGTCGGAACAGCCGTGAAACCGTCGTCCGTGAAATTCATCGTCGGATATTTCCAAACCTCATTGATTTCGCGCAAGATCGGAATGTTCGCCAATATCGCCATAAGTTGCGAAAGATTGATCCCGATCGCAATGCCGATTTCGTTTCCGTTTTCGTCCATTGCTTCGTGAAACACGTCGATGATCGCGTCCAATAGCCGCAAAACCTTTGTGTCCTTGAACACCGTGCGCAAATCCGCCTTGACGATGTCGTGACGCAATGTCGGATAGAACTTGCGAATATCTGTTTTCACGTAATACCAATCGGGGTGCGTCAGCATGATATGTTCAATCGCTCTTTTCGCATCGTGTATGCCGCGACCTTTGATGCAATTGTACGTGTTCCGCACATATTTTGAATAGAAATAGTCACGCAATACGTTGTAAACGCAAATCGTGATTATTTTGTCCGGATAGTGTTGCGGGCAATGTATTATGCGTTCTTTCGGCTCATACACCTTGAATGGGTGCAACGGCTTGAATTTGTATGTTTCGGTTGTCAATGTTCGTTTCACCATGCTTTTGACCTCTTCCCAATGTGCAAGCATGTATTTTTGCGCGGCGTTGTAATCCGGCACACTCATATTTTGGTACTTGTGTTTGATTAGCGAATGACGCATCGCATATTCGATGTTTTCGTCTGAACAAATACGTTCCCATAGATGATCTGATTTTCCGTATCTTTTCATGTGCCCCGTCCTTTATGTCATCAATTTTCGCATATTGCTACTCACAAATTTTATGGACTTGAAATGTTCTGCCGTTTTAGCGGCAAAGTTGTGTATGTGCTAATTTGTTTTGAAAGGATTAGTGAAGACGCGAACCCGTTGACATTGTTCGCATTGTTCGCATTGTTCGCATTGTTAGCACGCCCAACACCCACAAGGTACGCGTAAGCATACACAACTTTTATTTCTCATATTACAATGTTCTTTTTGCGGAATAGATTATACGCAACGTTATCATTCGCGCTTGCGCTACCGTCTGCCAATGCGTTGCCAGCAATGGCTAATTCCACCTTCTTGATGTCAGTTCCGAATCCCGTTTTTGCCGTGATTGGTTGTGCAACTTGAAGATGAACACCGGTGATTGCAGACAACGCCGTTGCCGCTTCCTTGATAGGCAAAGAAACGGACAACGACAATTGTGATATAATTTTACGATTTGCCATGACTAAATCTTATTCACGAAAATTGCAAATTGTGTATATGGTTGATTCAGTATCGAATAAAAGCCGTCAACCTCTCTTTGTCCGCTTTCGTTGTATGCGTTCGGGTTTCCGGACGCAAGCGCAACGCCTTCGTCATCATGCAGAATCGCACCGTACTTTTTGCCAACAAAGTATTGACCCCATAATTGAGCCGGAATCCACTCCGTTGTAGGTACAATGCGCGATGATTCATTCACATCTCGATCATCAAACATGATTGCGATCTCATAATCGTCGGAAACGCCGGTGATTCCAACAGAAGGGTCGTCGATGATGAACGATTCGCCATTGACGATTGTACGTCCGTTGTACGAAATCGTCGAACCGCCGTTGTTCAAATAGAATATGCCGGTTTGCCAATTAGCGTGTCCGGCGGAGGTTTGCGCCTTCGTAATGGTTGCGTAAATATGCGACCTGCAACGGCAATATACAACGTTCATCGGGTTCGGGTCGTCAACGTGGAAAACTGAAACTCCAGCCGCGCACGAAATCGCGTATGTCGTTTCAACGCTGTCAACGAAAATCGCTGTTCCGTTTGCGTATTCAACACCGTTGTACGTGACAACACCTCCGCGCACAATGTAAATGCCGGTTTTGTCAAGTTCATCGCCGTCTTCGTATTCATAGTCAGTACGTGACTTCTGATTCAGCAAGTACCCGTCGCGTGAATACATGTCAGCAAATAGCGTGTACAAGGCGGCAAACTGCATCTCCAGCGGATTGACATGCAGAATCTTTGAATAAATCGAACCGGATTGAACCGGTGACGAATCTTCAACGCAAATCGCACCGTCAATGATTGCAATGCAACCGTTCTTTGTCCGGTTGTCGAAACAATCAATGTGTCCGTCACTTGCATATTGGTTTTCGCTGTCATAAATGACGCTGATTGCTTTTGTCGGAGGCAATGCACCGTAATACACACCAACGCCCTCCATTGCCGCGCTTCCGTACTTGATTGAGAAATCAAGCGTTTCGACATTTTGGAAAATCGTTGCAGCCGATTCGGTTGCGCTGAAGACACAACTTGAAAATGTCGCGTCAAGATTCGATGCTTGCGTGATATTTCCGGCATTGCGCAACGCCGTTATTGCCGCCGCAATGGTGGCAACACCGGCAACCTCGCAAATGTGATTCGTTTCGTCAAGCGTGATTGAAATTGAATCCGCTGAAGGGTTCGTCAATCTGATTCGCATATCGGGGTGTCCGGTCAACGTTTGGTCGGCATAGATAAATTCGCAATCTTTGTCGAAAAAACATTGCGAATATGTATCTTTCATGCCTTCGTCAATGAACACGTCCCAATTTGAGAACAAACAACGAACAGGATTGAACGCATATTGCGTCACGTTGTTGTTCTTTGTTCGGCGTTCGCGTGTTCCAGCCGACAAATCGGCTGCAAAACGCTTCGCGTTGTAATAGGTGCATGAAAGCATCGAACCGGAAACGACAACGCCACAAGTCGGCGCATTCCGAACCGGCGATGCGTAAACAACACGCCCGCCGGACGTATATGAGAACCCCGCGCAACCGCGCCACAACTTCGAATTGTGACAAAGGACGGGGGAAGACGCGAACCCGTAGACATCGGACGCATTGTACGCAT